GTGATAAAATATTACCAACCTTTAACCCACAAACATCACAAAAATTTGAGGGTGGGTTCGTGAAAGCACCACAAGTGGGAATACAAAAGGCTTTATTATATTATGATGCAAACTCTCTTTATCCTAATACTATTGTGACATTGAATGTTTCCCCTGAAACTAAGATAGGAAAAATTACTACCAGAGATGAAAACCAGATTACATTAGTAACAACCAAAAACAAAACATACACCTTAACCCATGATCAATTTGCACAATTTATAGAAAAGGAAAAAATCTGCATTTCTAAAGCAGATGTCTTATTTACGCAAAAAACTAGAGGTATATTCTCTGATATTATCGAAGGAATTTATGCTGAACGTGTTGCTATCAAAGAAGATTTAAAACAACTTAAAATTGATATAGATAACTACACAAAAGATACACCTGAACATACTCAGATTAAAATTAAGATACAACTTCTTGATTTACAACAATATACTATCAAAATTTTCTTGAATAGAATATATGGTTATTTTGCAGAACGACACAGCCCCTTATACGATATTGATCTAGCGGCATCGGTTACTTTAACAGGACAATCTTGTATCAAAGAGGCATCCTCAATATGTAATGACTATATTAAAAATACATATGGTATAGATTATGATGCTGTCGTTATGAATGATACTGACTCGGTTGTTCTAACAATTCAGCAAATATTAGAAGTAACAAAAAAACCATTTTTGATTGATGGATTGATCAATCCTGATGTGTATATAATAGCAGAAGATATTAATAAGGCCATAGATATTAACATTAATCAATGGGCTAAAGATGATTTAAAATCATTATTACCAAAATATGAATTTAAAAGAGAAAATATATCATCTTCTGGTGCATTCCTAAAGAAGAAAAACTATATCCTACATATAAGAGATGATGAAGGTAAAGCGGTGGATAAATTTCTTTACAAGGGTGTAGATGTAGTAAGAACAAGCACCCCTAAAATACTTAAACCTTTCATTAAAAATACAATTGAGACCTTAATCAAAAGAGCAGACAAAAAGGAAGTTGAAGCGATCATGCGAGATACCTATGAGAAGTACGACACCTTTACTGTTGAGGAAACTGCCGTACCAAGATCATTAAATGGTTATGATAAGTATTTCGCCTTAAGCAACGGTTTTAAAATTGGTAAACGTACACCAATACATGTTAAAGGTTCAATATATTACAATCTACTTTTGAAAGTCTTCAATTTGAATAATAAGATACCATCATTAAAAAGCGGTGACAAGATTAAGTTTATGTACCTATTACCAAATAAATATAACATAAAGGTATTGGCATTCATAAATGATTTCCCACCAGAATTCAAAGATACATTCAAACCTGATAAGGATAAAATGTTTGAATTAACAGTATTAAATCCAATCAAAAGATTATTTGAAGCTATCAATTGGGAAGTTCGTAATCCACTACTTCAGGAAAAAGTGGATTTATTAGAAATGTTTGGGGCTTGATTTCTTGAACATTTATGGTAAATTATATTAAAGGAGAAAATATGGAAAACATAAAAACAAATCAGGAACAACATCACATTTATCTAGATAACTTAGGTCGTCTTTTAATGGGTAAAAAAGTAATAGACGATTGTACACCCCAAATAACAGTTATTAAAAATCCTGTTATTATTGATATTAGATCATTAGAAGAAGGTGGTATTAATATAAAATTCTTCCCTGTAATGTTCAGAGAATTTCAAGCTGACAAAAACGAGGGTAGCATATGGGAATATCCATCTACCAGTATTGTATCTAGTAGACCAATAGCTATTGATGCTAGACTTATTGGTCAATATGAACAAATATTTGCTCCTATTGCCAATACAATGCCCGTAATGGGGGGTGGAGTACAAGTGCAAAATCAAAATAACACAACTGAACCCGTCAAAGTACTAAAGTTGTTTGATGATTAATCATGGGCTGTAATAATTGTAATAAAAATAAATCGAAGGTGGGTACCGTAGGTTCGGTGCCCACTAAACAACATATACGAGACTTAATCGCTAAAATTAAAAAAGAACGTATTAAAAAGGATAACTAACATGGCTAGAAGAAAAAAAGACACCGAAACTGAAACTGAAAAGAATATAGTTACTAGTGATAAAGATTTAGATAAAGCATTCAAGGTTATTGATGATATGAACGAAGATGCAACAATGTTATCCGAAACCCCACTATCCGATGTTAATGATTGGATATCCACTGGTTGTTATGCCTTAAATGCTATCATATCGGGTAACTGTTATAAAGGGATACCATCAGGTAGGGTAACGGGATTTTATGGACTACAGGCTTGCGGAAAGACCTTGTTGCTTAATACTATTGTAGCCAATGCACAGAAAAAAGGTTATTCTAGAACTGTATATTTCGATTCAGAAACAGCATTGGATAAAATGTGTGCTGAACGATTAGGATGTGATATTACTCAGATTAAACATGCGCCAGTTGAACTAATTGAAGATTGTAGAAACCAAGTTATAGCACTACTTACTAAACTTATTGAAATGGGTGCTAAACGTAAAGTTGTTATAGTTATAGACTCATTGGGTAACCTATCAACCAGAAAAGAATTAACAGATGCCCAAAATAATCACGATGCCGCAGATATGGGATTACGAGCCAAGACCTTATCTAGTATGATGCGACTAATTACATATAGGGCGGCTAAAATTGAAGCACCTGTATTGTTTAGTAATCATATCTATGAGAATCCTAGCGCACTTTATCCAACATTAATAAAGAAGCAAGCTGGTGGTTTGAAACCTTTATTCATTGCTTCAGTATTGGTACAATTATCAGTTAGCAATAATAAAGCCGCAGATGATAAGAATGGTGAAGCTAGTCGTATGTCAGACAAAATAACTGGTGTTAACTTAACCGCGCTAACAGCAAAAAACCGTTTCGTTCCACCGTTCATTAGTGCTTCTGATATTGAATTAAACTTTAGAACAGGTTTAAACAAGTATAGCGGATTGCTTGACTTGGCAGTTAAGTATGATATTATACGTCAAACAGGAAGCGTATATCAGACCGATCAGGGTACAAGTCTTGGATATGGGGCTACGTTTAAGAATAATCCTGAGTTTTGGGAGAACGGTGTATTAGAAAAACTGAATAAGGCAATTGAAAGCGATCTAACTTATTCCAACTCTAAGTACGAGGAACTTAAAAAAGAAATTGAAGCAACAGAAGAGTTAGAAAAAATCGCAACTGAAGAAGAACTCGAAAAACTAGACAAATAACTAAGGAAATACATGCCACCCATTCAAAAGACGGAAGAGTTCAATAGAGAATATTTTGAAAATATCATCTGTTATAAAGCGTTTAAAGATACAATATACTTAAACTCAATAATAGATTATATAGAACCAGAGTATTTTGATAATGTGGATATCAGAAAATGTATGGTTAAGTTGGTCGAGTTTTTTGAACGTACTAATAAGATACCTACACTACCTGAACTAAGAACATGTTTTACTACTAATGAAGAAGCACAATGTATGGTCACCTTAATCAACATAAGGAAAGAGTGTGACAATTTAGTTTTTGATAATAACGAATTAGTACGAAAAACTGAACTATTCTTAAGAGAAAAGGCTGTATATTATGCTGTAATCAAAACTACGGAATTTGCTTCCAAAGGTGATATCGATACTAATCAGATATTGGAAACCTTTACAGAAGCATGTAATATTAGCTTGGTAGATGATATTGGAATGGACTATCTAGAAGATATAGATAGCCATATTGAAACAATCTGTCGTCCAAACAATGTTATTTCATCAGGCTGGAAATGGTTGGACGAAAAGCTAGGTGGTGGGTTTCAAGCCGAAGGTAAGGCATTATACGCTCTCGCAGGTGGTACAAATTCTGGTAAATCTATATTTCTAGGTAATATAGCTATCAACATATTGAAGCAAAGCAAGACCGTGTTGATAATCTCGTTGGAAATGTCAGAAGATATGTATGCAAGAAGAATAAGTGCCAATCTTTCTGATATACCATTCCGAATTCTAGGGGTTAGATCAGCAGAGTTAAAATCATCACTATACAATTTTAAGAGTACATGTGGTGGTAAATTAATAATCAAAGAGTTTCCAACTAAGTCTATAACTGTTAATCATATTAATGGTTATATTACAAAGCTCAAAAAAACAGGTATACATCCTGATATAATCATAGTCGATTATATTAATCTTATTAAAGGTAACAAAAAATATAATGGAACCTATGATGAAGTTAAAGATGTAGCTGAACGTCTACGGGCTACAACATATCAGTTTAAAATACCTTGCGTTACTGCCACACAGTTGAATAGAGCGGGTATGAAGAGTGATAACCCTGCACTAGATCAAACTAGTGAAAGTATCGGGCTACCCTTCACGCTTGATGCTCAATTTGCAATATGGCCAAACCCTGATGATAAACGATATATACACATGTGTGTCCAGAAAAATAGGTTTGGTGAGAATTTTGGACAAACTAGTTTCAATATAGAATATCAGACACTAAAATTAAATGAAGTACCACAGACCGATGCAGTAACAAATGAGAATGTTGATTCTGCGGATAACTTTTTGACCAACATACAAGGATTAGCAGAAAATGGAAAATGATAGCTTAATAAAACATTACTTAAAGGATAACCCTGTTGTTATACTTAACGAGAAGGATTTTCATTCCTTCTTAGTGAGGTTCGGTGGATTTTTGTTCCTATTGAACAATAAGAATATCAATCCAACTTTCTTATTTATTTCATTAGTTGAAGATGAGAATCTACAGAAAATATTCTCCAAAATGTCAGGTATAAGTACGAACTTGGAAATCTTAAAAACTATCTTGACAAATTACCCAAATTTGATAAAATCTAAAATAGTTAAAGATAATTCTATACGTATTATCAAAAACAAAAAACTTAAACAAAAGCGTAAACAAAATGCCCGTAAGTAAAAGTATGGTTGATATTTATAACCTACATTTATCAACCTATAAAAAACATCAGAATAAACCGTTTAAGTATAGAATCAACTTTGATGATTTTGAAACAGAACGTGCCGAAGATAACAGCTACTTGATGAAGTTGGAGCGTATATTAAACTCTAACCCGCAAATCAACTGGAAATTATACTTTCATGCACCCTACGAAATTTACAATGATAAAGAATATTTCAGTCTACAATTCTATACTACGATGGCGGCAATCAAAACATATAACTTATACACCAAGCAATTAAACGCCAGATCACCAGACAACGATGTTCAACTTGAGTTCATAAAGGAATCCCTAAGATTTATTAAGGAATTTTGTATAACCCATAAAATAGGATTAAATAACTATCTAACCTATCGTGAGTTTGTAACGCTTTCTTGGGCTACCCATATTGCAGAATATAAGGTATCGCCTTATGCAATCTTAGGTTTTGAAATATTCGGAGTTTTTGTTTATGATATATTATTTAATATGGCAGGAGATGAGCGGGATTTATTGATTGAGGATTTTGTTACATATTTCAACCTGTACAAGTCTAATTATGATAAATCTAAAATAGCAAAGGTGTTTATAAGGAACGGATTAAAAAAGATCAATAATAATATAAATGATTACTTGAAATCCATTTCATAGTATGGTAATATATAAACAGTGAATAAATAATAACAATGAAGGAGATAAGATGATAGATTACAATGCATTACTAAAGACAATCGTGGACTCACAAAAGAAGACAACTGAAACTAGTTATAATAAGAACATATTGAAAACTGATATTATAGGTAATACTATCATAGGTCGTTTAGTGCCTAATCTTAATGATGTAGATAATAGCGTTTATAAATATCATCACCATGGTTGGAAGAGTAAATCGAAGAATGACTTTAGTATTTTCCACCTATGTCCTAGTACTGTGCGTGAGCGTTGCCCTGTTTGTACACAAAGTATTAAGATGTGGAAATCAGGTGATCCCGCACTTGCCAAAGAGTCAAAACTTATCCGTAGACGTACAAATACAATGGTTAACTTCCTTGTTATTTCTGATGCTAAACAACCAGAAAATAATGGATTGGTTAAGATTTTGAAGTATGGTCAACAAATTGAGTCAAAGATTAAAATTGCAACCGAAGGTGATGATAAAGCCATTTATGGTGCTAGAGTTTGGAGACTAGACGAAGAAGGTTGTAACTTTAGAATTAAGTGTGAACAAAATGGACAAGGTGAAGAAAGTTGGCCTACCTATGTAAACTCAGGTTTCTTACCTCACTCTGCAATTGAAGGTATGACCGAAGCTAAACAAAAGGAAGTATTAGCCTCAGTATATGATTTGGCGAAGCAGTTTGAAATGAAATCATATGATGAAATAGAGCAAGACCTACGCACACATTTCTTGATTAACGAAAGAGTTAATATTGATGTACAGGGTCGCACTACCTCACCTGAAATACCAGTGGCAACACCTGCACCAGTGGCAACA